TCTTTCAACTCGTAGCACAATGACACAGTCAAAGAGTACATGGCTGAAATTTCCTTAGTGTCCATTTTCTTAACCTTGCCAGACAAGATATCTGAAGGGTTAGGCATTTTGCTTGCATGTTTACGGTGAGCCATAAACTTAAGAGCAAGACCTTCACCAACAGAACCTGACACCAAATCAGTCAAAGTTTCTGCATCAGTGTCGTCATCGTGCAACAACTCAGAAACAAAAGACCAAGAGCGAGGAGTAGCAAACGCACGTGAGCTAGACTTTGGATCAAAGTCGTACAAGTCCTTTTTAGAAAAGCTCAAGAAACCAACAACATCTTGGTGGACTTTATTGTCAACAGCCCAATCAAAGTAGTCGTCCCAGTTAACTTGCATTTCCAAGTGAACAAAACGGTTAGCCAACGGAGCAGGCATACGGAATGTAACACCCTTGTCAGTTTCACGGTTACCTGCCGCTACCAAAACAACATTGTCTGGCAAATGGTAAGTACCAACACGACGATTCAAAATCAACTGATAAGCCGCGGCCTGTACAGCAGGTGCCGCAGAGTTCATTTCGTCCAAGAACAAAATAATTTGCTTATGCTGTTTAGACAATTCTGCACTTGGCAGTTCTGATGGAGGAGCCCAACGCATAGTGCTGTCGTTGGAATCAAAATAAGGAATACCTTTAATATCAGTAGGTTCCCAAAGACTCAAACGAACATCGATTACATGAGCTTCAAGCTCAGTACCAAGTTGTTTGATAATGTCGGATTTGCCAATGCCTGGAGGACCCCACAGGAAAATTGGACGCTTGTTTTTAAATGCTTTGCGCAAAGACTTTTTAGCGCCGCTAGGGCCTACTGTGCGACTGACGATTTCTGCCATTTTGTTTCCTATCTTAAGTTAAAAAATACATGGTTGATGTAACGCTGTATGTATGTATTATACGTGAGATAGGCTAATACGTCAACTGTTTTTTAACTTTTTTCTATACTAGCAAGCTCTTTTTCTCGCTCATTCATGGCTTTGATTAGCCCAAATTTACGAATGTCATCCGAAAACAAGTACAGCTCAAAACTTTTCTTTTCAGAAAATACTGTAATACTTTGGTTTGTGAGATAGTACGGGCAGTCAACGTACCTCTCCAAAAAGATAATTGTTTGAGGACTTAGTTCGATTGGTTCGGTAAATGGAATTTCATACTCTTTCAATTCCAATTCTTTCACCAAAAATTCATAACCATCATCGCTTAAACGAAAATTGGTTTGTTTGTTTGCTCTAGTACTTTGCCACCACCTACGACCAAATAATTTAACATTGGTGTCGTCAATACTTTTACCCCACTGTTGTAAAAATATTTTGGTAAGTGTGTCTCTTGTTATCATTTTACAATAGTACCACTAGTTAATTTGACAACTTGGAAATCTTCCGTTCCAAAGGTTAAATTTAATTTCTTTGCCAAATTATGTGCATGGCCAGGATTTGAAAAAGAAACTTTTTTATATTTAGGACCAGGGTAACTGGTAAGACTATTAAAACTCTTGAGATTAAAAGGCTCGTTCTTATAGAATACAGCCCAAATGGCTTCGGCTTCTAAAACCTGCTCGGCTTTATAAGTTTTTTTATTAGTATGTTCTAATAATACTTTTGGCTTCGGTCGACTCATAATATACGTATCCTATTATATACGTATATTTATACTTATTTGTCTTGAAAGCCACCGCCATCCATAGTAACAGTTATAACTTCGGTATCAGTAGTGTTTTTAAGAGCATTAAACATGGTTTCATAGTCTTGGTTAATTTTATCCAACATTTCGGCAAGGGCTAAATTTAATAGCCTTGCCTGTTGGATAGGTAATTTAACTTCTTTACTCTGACTAAGTTCAGCCGCTCTTACACTTTGAATAAACTGTGTTATAGGTGTTAAATTAATCTGATTTTGCATTAGCAAGTACCTGTTTCATTTCGAATTCAGTTTTAAAAGGTCCTTTATAGGGATTGCGTTCAATGGTAATTACCTTAGGGCAAAAACTCTTGACCCAACCTTTATTGAATTTAATTGTGTAGTAGCCTGCACAATACAAACTCTTACTGGCATTGCTCTTAGTGAATAGTGGTAACTTACGTCTTACATCATACATTGCATTGTATGGTCGAACACTAGTGGGATACCCGTGGCATTCGTTTGAATCTGCTTGGGTAACTTTGACTTTGGGATTAGATAAAAAGAAATCAGTACCAAATTGCTTGGTTAGATCCTGTTTCTTATTAAACATAACTTCGCCTGTTGTACTACTCAGCACGAATTTGTTATTTTCTTTTTTATGTAGTGTAGCAATCTTATTACCGTCTTGCTCCACGATCCAAAATTTACCATCCACGATAGGCTTGGCATGTATCTCTGTCATATTTTTCTCCTTATATTACACAGCCCCGAAGGCGCTTGAGTAATGTATGTATTTATCTCTCATTAAATGGTGTATTTGGCTTGAAAAGGTTCCGCATACTGCTGAATATTATCTGCAATCTTTTTCATATCCCATGCATTACAGAATTTAAGCATACGGATACCAACTTGGCTAACTTCTTTAGGTCGAGCGTTAGCTTCAATTGTTTCTCGAATTTTAACCTTAATATCTTCAGGTTGAGCTGTCAAATCACACAGTTGTACATTACGCTGATAATCTTCAAGAACTCTGTGTTCTACTCCATTGTGGTCGACCCACCTCTGAAGCATGAGATTGTTCCACGCATATCCGCGGCTTTTACGATCGTCGAACGCTTCAGTAAGACCAACTTTGTTTTTAGAACCTTTAGTACGCACACCTGGATATGCCGAAAACACATTGTCACTGGTATCGCCACGCATACATTTTTCAAACAGCATCCATTCTGGATCTTGTGCTGGCTTAGGCTCGCCTGTCTTTTTGTCTTTAACGGGTTTACCTTTGGCATCAAATATGCCTTCGTGTGTAATATGTAAGTCGCCCACACCGTTATATTGGCTAACAGTGGGACTTACTAATTGTGCAAAATCTCCATCTGTGCTAATAATAACATGCTTCTGTCCAGGATGTGCTTGTATCCAGCCTGCAATCAAATCATCAGCTTCTAAATTCTCATGACGCATTACAGTAGCATTAGTCTTTTCAATAATAAAATCTTTAAATTGATCAAATGCTTCCCAGAACAGTTTGTCTTCTTCTTGTTCTTTTTGTGTCATAGCCGCACGAGTTTCTTGCCTATTAGCCTTATATGGCTTGTAATAGTCCTTACGCCACGAGCGACCTTCGAGGCAGAACACTACATGAGTGCCACCAAAGTCTTGCCATGCCTTTTTGATACTGTTAAGTGTAATATGAAATGCCATGCCTAATTTAATATCAGCACTGCCTTGTACTACATGTCTAGCACGAAAAAAAGTGTTTGCAGTATCAACAATAATATGTGTCATTCTACTTGAGCCCTGCCGTTAGGCAATTTACTTACATTGATATAACCAGCACTAGATCTACTTGGATCTTGTCCTGCCTCTACTAGCATGTTTGCGGCCAAATCTCTGAACCAGCGATCAACAATCTCTTCTTCAGGATCACCGTCAAAACCATAACCAGCTTGTTTCAATTGTACAACAAATAGATCGTTCCAGTCAAGCTCAAAAAATCCATTACGCACATTATCTGGATTAACCTTAGTATCCAAAACAGCAACATAAGGTTCACCTCTTGCAGTGGCACGAGCTTTTGGATCCATCTTTGCCTGTTCTTCGGCAGTTTGAGCTTCGGCAGTTGCAGTCACCGCTTTTACTTCCATTTCTTTAAGTACTTTTAAGTTTTCTTCTAACTTATCAATACCTAGCATTCGTTTAAATAAATTTTTAATCATTTTTCTTTTCCACACATGTACAATTACGACCTTGATTACAATTGCCTGTACACGAACTAGGAACATTTTTGATCCAGCGCAATAGTAGTGCTATCAATACAATCCAACCAATTATAAAACAAGTCATAAAAAACATTTTAGGTTCCCCATTCGTTTTTAAATAATGGCACCTGTAAACGGTCACTATAACGTAAACCGTGTTTCATTGCCATCAATGCCACAGA